TACTCTTCACAGGCAATTGCCATGCCGATAGCGTTCTTTGCCATGGCAATCGGGCTGTATCCGACGAGGCCGTCAAATCCAAGACCTGGCACATGCAGAACATCTGAGGGCTTGAGAATAACAGTGTGTTCTTTATCCCTTATTGCTTCGTCTGTCCCGCGATAGTAGGAGTAATAGAGCTGCCCCTTCTCATCACGCTCCACGCTCATCTTGTTGGGCATAAGCGGGTAAAGGGCAACTACTTCATTCTTTCCGTTTCGGATAATCTGGGCATATGCATTGCCCCAGAGCAGCAGGTGTGTCATGAGTGTTTCCCTAAACACGAAGGAGCTCATCTCTGGGTTTGGCTCATCATGCAGCAACAGGTAGAGCGGGTGGTCTATTGCTTTTTCCTTGCCGCCGTCCTCATTGTATCTGTAAAGATGTAGAGGAAGCCCTGCCACAGCTTCTGCCAGTATTCTCACGCAGGAGTACACTGCCGTCATTTGCATGGCAGAGCGTTCTGTAACAGTCTTGCCGGAAGTAGTACCTCCCATAAAGAAGGCATAGGTACTACCCGCTGTTCGATTTTTAGGTTTATCCCTGGATTTGAATACACCGGAAAATATACCCATTATGCATTACCTTCTTTCAGTCGTTCATGGAGAGCATCAAAAAACGCCTTACCTTTTATGGGAAGTCCAGCAGCAAGCCGTTCTTCTTCAAAGGCAAAGCGTATTTCTAATTGCTCCACAGAATAATTTTTCAAAAAAGTACGCCATGTTCTAGAATCCCAATTACGTAGCTTTTCCCACAGTTTAGGAAAATGCTTTCGCAATTTACGAAATTCATCAATGGACTTTAGCGGACAGCACCAGCATGATACACGATGAAAAATATCGTATAGTCCATCCCAATCGAACCCTCGTTCCTTGCAATAAGCAAGACAGTCTGCCTCGGTCATCCCCCACTCTACCAATGGGTAGCAGAAATTGCGAATACGTTGCGGCTCATCAGCTGCTATGCCAATATACTGAACAAGCTCATATTCCTTGGCAAGATTCCGAAGATAACTATCTATAACCCGTTGTTTAAGCATTGTCGTACACCAACGGTTTTGGAAATTTGCCCAACTATAACCTTTACGCCCATACAAATCCGGATTCTTTCTCTTAGGCAGATGCTCCAAGAACAAATATTCAAAAGAATACTCCGATTTTAGATGAATAATTGGTCTGCCGATATATTTTTCTAATTTCTCAATATGGCGGTACATGGCATCAAACTCAAGCCCCGTATCGCAAAAAAGGATGAGATCCACCTGCCACCCTTCCTCCAACATCCGCAATAGCATTGCTGTTGAATCTTTTCCCCCTGAGAGCGAAACGATGTGTAGTTGGAGTTTGCTCATATTTTTTCACTTCCTTTTGAAAATGGGCATAAGAAAAGCACCTGCTGCGAAAGCAGATGCTTAATCTTATATTTGTACTTGTCCCCACAATCCACCCCACTTTTTAAGGGAATTATTTCTTGTGTAAGGGAACTATTTCAGCCTAAAGTAGCAGATATTTTTACCAGCGCCCTCGCGCTTCAGTTCGCCAGACGCTACCAACTTACGAAGTGCGCCTTCTATAGAGCTGACACTAAGAGAGGGGCATAGTTCGCGAATGTCCTGCTTTGTAAACCGTCCAACCTTGTTCATGGTAGCACGGCGCACGGTCTCTAATGCAGGAAGTTTGGTTTCTACCAGTGCAAACCGGTCTTCGAAGTCACGGTATGCTGCGAGAATTGTACCAAGCAGATACTTGATGAATGGAACTGGGTCCTCTGAACCTTCAAGCCAGCCGACTTGTGCCAGACTGAGCGCATCGTAATATAAGTCTTTGCTCTTAGCAATTTTGGCCTCCAAAGAGATATACTTCCCTACATAAAAGCCATTTCTATAAAGTAGAAGTGTAGTAAGTAGGCGGCTCATTCTCCCGTTGCCATCGTTAAAAGGGTGGATACACAAAAAATCGTGAATAAAAATTGGGATTGCAATGAGAGGCTCAACTTCCATGTTTCCAATTACACGATTATACTCCTCACAAATTCTGTCCAAAGCTTCTGGTGTCTCATAAGGTGCCAGAGGTGTAAACAGAATTTCTACATGGCCATCCGGGTATGTGGCACTGATATAGTTTTGTACATTTTTTGTTCTGCCAGCCATAGGGTTGTTCATATGGCTATACAGAATTTTATGCAGCTGTAAGATGTAGTTTTGCGTTATAGGAATGGCGTCAAAACTCTCATGAATAATATTTAGGACATCACGATAACCCGCGATCTCCTGCTCATCACGGTTTCTAGGTGTCGTTTTCTCCTCTACCAACTGTTTTATTCGAGTATTGGTCGTAACAATGCCTTCAATGGCATTGGATGCTTCGGTACTTTGAACCTTTGCAATTTCCACCAATTTTTCAAGTTCCTCTGGGCGCTGTTTCAAATACATCTCCTGTTTCCCAGATTCTTTATATATTGCCGCAATGAGACCGAGGATATCAGAATCCCACATTTTGTTTTTAATTTCAGAATAGTTGAAAGCTCTCATTTCCTTACCTCCAATCTTTCCCCTTAAATAATGGCACAAATTAAGGTAAAAGTCAATCTGTTAAGGGCTTGTTCACCTTAATATAATACCAGTTTTAAGGGAAAATATTCTGAAATTATATAAATAAAATACCTCGGCTATCATAAACCGAAGCGCCATCGTCATTGCCACAGCGAATTGCTCGGTCAAGTGCCATTATCGTGGCAACCGCACCGTCAATCTTTTCAGTGGATTTTTCTTTATCCGGCTTGATGTTGCCAGCTGGGTCAGTACGGATAAATATATTATCCATCATCCAACGGAGAACGGGATGCCCACCGTGGGCAACCTTCTCTTCCAGAACCAGTTTCATCAGTTCCTTGGTCGGCGGGGACATATCCTTGAAGCCCTGACCGAAGGGAACGACTGTGAAGCCCATGCCTTCCAGATTCTGGACCATCTGAACTGCACCCCAACGGTCAAAGGCAATTTCGCGTATGTTGTATCGTTCACCCAGGCGCTCGATGAATTTTTCGATATAGCCGTAGTGGACCACATTGCCTTCGGTGGTCTGCAGGAAACCCTGACGTTCCCACACATCGTATGGTACGTGGTCGCGCCGAACACGAAGGTCGAGATTATCTTCGGGTATCCAGAAGTACGGAAGAATGGTGTATTTGTCATCCTCGTCAGTGGGTGGGAATACCAACACCAGTGCCGTTATATCTGTGGTGGATGACAAGTCGAGACCACCGTAGCAAATGCGGCCTTCCAAATCGTCCTCGTTTACTGCAAATTCGCATTTGTCCCATAGGTGCATCGGCATCCAACGGACAGCTTGTTTGACCCATTGGTTCAGGCGGAGCTGACGAAAAGCATTCTCCTCGCCGGGGTTTTGTTTGGCAGACTCACAGGCATCACGAACTTTGTCAATGGCAACGGTGATGCCCAGGGAGGGATTTGCCTTTTTCCACGTCTTGGGGTCTGTCCAATCGTCCGCTTCATCTGCTCCGTAGATAACCGGATAGAAGGTGTGGTCGATTTTTCGTCCATCAATGATGTCCTTGGCTTTTTGGTGAATCTCGTAGCAGATGGATTTGGTATCATTACCAGCAGTGGTTATAAGAAAGTATAGCGGTTGCATACGGGCGTCACCGGAACCCTTGGTCATAACATCAAATAGCTTTCGGTTCGGCTGGGTATGCAATTCATCGAAAACAACTCCGTGAGTATTGAAGCCGTGCTTGTTTCCAACATCAGCTGAAAGGACCTGGTAGATACTGCCCGTAGGCTGATAGATGAGTCTTTTCTGAGAATCCAGGATCTTCACTCGTTTTGCCAATGCCGGACACATTCGAACCATGTCGGCAGCGACATTGAACACAATGGATGCTTGCTGTCGGTCGGCTGCACAGCCGTATACTTCGGCACGTTCTTCACCGTCTCCGCATGTCAGCAAAAGCGCAACGGCGGCAGCCAGTTCAGACTTGCCCTGTTTCTTGGGGATTTCAATATATGCGGTATTAAACTGTCGATAGCCGTTGGGTTTCAAAGTGCCAAAGACATCTCGGATAATCTGCTCCTGCCAGTCAATCAGTTCAAATGGCTTTCTAGCCCAGGTCCCTTTTGTGTGGCAGAGACATTCAATAAAGCCGACCGCATAGTCAGCAGCGTCCTTATCGTAGTAGGAGTCTTTGGCCATGAACTTGGTTGGCTTGTACTTTTTCAATTTTCTGATATGCGGTCACCTCCTAAAAAGGGCATAAAAAAAACAGCACTACGGCTGTAACGAGGAAAAGAGCCGTACGGCTCTATCCCAGGCAAAGTATATTTTATTTCGAAAAAACACGAGTGAATTCTTCCACAAATTGTTCGTAATCAATATCAGGAAGTATTTTGTAGTCGTTGCGTGTAAAGACTTTTTGGATATTCCCAAGCACGCAACCAACCCCCGTTTTATGCTTATCGTCCTTAATATAAGCGAAAAGCGTAAGTGAAACGCGCACCTTGCATCCCGGCTGAACAAGATCCCGATCTGTAATTGGCATCAGCGAGTTATCCCATATTGCCGGTGCAATTGTATTTGCTGCGTTGACTATCCAACAGCCTCGAAAGCAATCATGTGCCCCTTCAGCATCACCGTCGTGGATAGGGGTGTTTAATCGTGCACTTTTGGCAAATTTGCCTCGATGCAAGGATTGACCGTTTATGATGGCAGTTTCCAGAGCTTTCTGCATAGCCTTGTTAGTTTTAACTTGAGCTTTGGGAATGAGTATGGTCATCGTATACAAGGGTATATCATATCCCTCGAGCAGTTGGGGCTCCCATATTCTGCCGTTAACAAAAGTAACTATACCAGTGATGAATTTAGTTGACACCCTGTTTTGAATCACGCACTTTTTCTCCTTTTTTGCTTTTCTTTTTCCTCTTAGCTTTGGCTTTATCTTTGCATTCCTGGCCACAGTAGAGTGCTTGTATATTCTCTGTAAAAAATGGCTTCTTACAATTACGGCAAGTCTGCACAATTGTTTTACTAAAACGAAATAGTTCATCTGTATCTTGACGGGATAAGCCTGCCATGTATTGGATTTGCTCAACCGAGAAACATTCATCACGAAGTGTCAGTGCATATTTGAGCTGCTCCGGACTGGGAAGAATCCGTTTTCTAATGTTACCACCATTCCATTTACGTAAAGTGCGCATCCTGTTATCGTGTCTTTCTCTGCATTTGTCATTGCAGTACTTTAACAGCTTTCGATTATCCCTTGGAGGGATTTTTGCACCGCAGAACTGACACATGGTATATGGTAAAGGGAACTCATGTACAAAGCCCTGGATGTGCATCACAGGAAGTCCAATGATTTTGCCGATTTGCGGAATAGGAATGTAAATCTGTCGGTAGAAATTTATTATCATCTTCTGATGTTCTGTAAGATGTGCCTTTGTCCGGGTCGTGGGACCATATACCTCGAAGTTACACGCGTTGTCACGATACCATTTAAGGTAACATTTGGAGGAGCAAAACACGCGCATTGCTCCGTGGGTTGGTTGCTTGACAGGCAGTCCACAAGCTGGACATTTGGTTTCAAGAATGGGGTTTTCATGCAGACATTTTTCTACTCGATACCGGGGTACGCCCACCAAGGGAGCAATATCTGAAACTCTTTTATATTGATATCGATAGGCTCGTATTGCCATAATCTGTGCTGGGGTTAAGCCCTTGGTCATTCTTATAACCTTGCCTGCCCCCTCGGGTGCAGTGTTTTCTTTAGAGTGCAGCCAATGCCATTCTTCATAGTATTTACGAAACCTGGCACATAATCTTTTATAATAACTCCAAATAACCGAAGTAGACGTTCCAAATGAGCGGGCAATAGATGCATAGCTCTCTTCTTGGATTGCTTTGCGATAAAGTACTTCTCGATGTTTAGGAAGAAGATGGTCTATGGCATATTCAAATGCAGGTGAGCCATCAAATACCGAAACGAGGTCAGTATCGGTATCATTATCTGAAATATCATACCCTTTATCCTCGATGCCTATATAATCTGGGTCATAACCCAATGCATTATAGTGTAAACTTCTTTTACCCTCTGAGATGTTGTTATTTCTTTCAGCACGATCCAATTCCTGTAGAACCGCCAGCCACTCTTCATCTACCTCAATTGACTCATAGCTTGTCCCAAACTTGTACTTATATATCACTGCCACTCACCTGTTAATATGAAACGAACATATTTTGACCGATGTTCTTCTATAAAGATAACCAAGTCATATAACTGCATTTCATTGGCAATACACTGTACCATTGGAACATCGAGCGTATTGGTGCGTCCCGTATTACGGACTGCGAGAATCTGTTCTTTAATCTGCTCACACATCCGTGTCTTCTACCCTTCTACAAACATCTTCACCATAGATAACGCCCAGGCTAGAACCACAGTCCCATTTCACATGGATGGTACCAATGTCGTCTACGGCAATCACAGAACCTTTGCAGCCAGGAATAAGGAGATGGTTAAAAGGGTCGCTCATATGTACTAATTCTACCCGAGTCCCCTTTGTAAAGTGCTCACGGAGTTTTTGGAGAACATCTTTTGAAATCACTGGCATGCTCCCTCCTCTTTTGACTGACCATTTCTGAAGGCAGAACTGCCTGTCAGATTGCGGAGCAAAATTCTACGTTCAGTTTTGAATTCTGCACCGATGAATCCTAAACGTAGGAGAAAACAGCGAAATGCGTACTTTTCATTCTCAGTTTCTTTTTCCTTCGCCACTACACGTTTTGCATTCTGTGCCATTTCGCACAGTTTGCATATAAAGGTTTCATAAGCTTTCAGCTCCTCTGGTGTATGAATTCTCGGAAACCAAGGGAAGGAAATCTTTGTGTCCGTTTCCTCTATGGGAAGGTTATCAACACAGAGTGCCTTTTTGATAAGATTACTCTTTGCGCCAACGATAGCCTTGAGGTTTTCCAGGCTGTTGTCAGTAAAAAGAGTCCTAGGCATAGAAATACAAACCACGTAGGGTTCATCGATAAAAGTTTGCTCCTCGGCGTAAATCTCGCTATCCACATATGTCAGAGGATCTACAGCCTGGAAACCTTTCTCCCGAAGGAAACGAATAAGCGGTGCGGCGGTGCTGTTATCCTCTATAGTGACCTTACCATCCACACTGACACTGAACCTACCGACTTGAAAGGAAAAATCTGGAGCACCTAAATATTTTTGATTTTTGCCTGTGTACTGAGCAATAGCTTCAACCAGCTGTTTGCGTTCGATACCTCTGACATTGAAATCAATCTCCATTCTTCTTTCCCCCGCTCATGATATTTACCGCATCCTCAAATCCTGACCGATAATAAAAATCTGTGATTTCTCCAGTCACATACGATATTGCATTATCGCAGCGTATAAACAACTGTTTTTGCTCAGGAGTAAATGTAGTCTTCAATTTAGCAAAAGCAATGTCGAACTCTTGGTATGCGCGGTCAACTGCATCAGTATGCCTTGCACCATATACATTGATCCGTTCCAAAATCATTTGTTCAATGGCTTCAAGCAAAGATTCTTCTGCTGGAATGAATTCTCGCATAGCATGTCTCCCCCTTTTCACTTAAGGTAGTGACATATTACCGTCATGTTTCTTACATATCCAGTCATTTCTACACTCAGCCATGTAAATTATATCGTTAATCTCCGGCCTCATTTTGTGTATACCAGACAATGCCAGAAAGCACAAAAACCACACACGGCAAAGCTACCCCATTGCCCCACATTTTATACTCAGCTGAATCTGAATGGGGGTCACGCAGCCACCTGGCAATCTGATTTAGGGACTTGGGCTTCGATGAATTGCCCACAATTTTTCGGTTGGTTTCAAACACGTTGTACCAATATGATAGGTCGTCCTTGGTCGGCTCAATACCCAGGTTATCGCACCACCAGTCAGGGAACCCCTGCAGTCTGGCACACTCTGTAGGGGTCAGTCTACGGACAGTATATCCACTCTGAATAGCACCAGGACCTTTGGCCACAAGAGTGGGCTGAACTTCCTCCTCAAAGGTAGACGCGAACTTGGCATTTCTGCCCTGATTGAAAGTATCTCTACCAATTCCATAGCAAACAGCGGAAGGGTCTTTGTAATCCCTTGCAAGTACGGTAGGAGCCTTGTCTTCAGAAACTTGTGAAAAACTGCCCGTAGTCATGCTGTAAACTGGGTATTCTACAACGGCAATCCCCCCTTGGTTACATCCTGGATTGCCACCGTTGCAGTCAATGGTGCGTGAGGTGTCTGCCTTATAAATACCGCTGTGTGGATTATCCGACTTCATGGCATGGCTTTCTTTGGAGCAAATACCGTATGCCTGTAGAACACAGTTGAAGTGATTCTTGTCCGGCATCCGCTGATTCCCTCCAGCATTATGGGCAGTCAGCGTGGGTGCAGTCTGTGCGCCATCCCAATTACAGGAAGGATGTTCGCTGCTGACTACGAATGGCTGATTGTTTCCGCCCATGCCGTAGGTGGCAGAAACCGTAGGTGCGGTATCGATGGGTCCGATATAGCGGGTGTCCTGGCTGTGGTTTTCATATACGGTGGCGGGAACGACACCGGCACGGAGCGTGGGAGAAGTTTCTTCTTCATAGCCGATGCTGCGACTTTTGGAAGAATGCTCAGTACAGAACCCGGCAGATTCCAGAACGCACGGAGGGTGATGAGCCTCGGCACGGAGCGTAGCGGTGACCTCATCGGTGACATCCATCCGCTGGCCACCCTGGTCATTTAAGCAGAGGCTTGCTGTTCCAGTGCAATCCGTAGCACTTCCGGCAGTTCTTTGCCACGAGCGGAAGCTCTCCGCAGAATACCCAGACAAGCCTTCGGACTTAAAAAGTATGTCGAAGGCACGCCCACCTGCAAAATCTGCGACAAGGTAGATGCGTTTTCTTCGTTGGGGAACTCCCCAGAATTGAGCATCGAGA